GATGGACGCCCAAAGAAGAACGACCGAAGGGAATGGAACACGCCGAGTTTATCCGGCAACTGGAAGGTGGCGCGTTTGATGTTCACTGGTGTTGCCCCTCATGCGGTCACAAAGCGCAGGGTATCGAACGCCGCGAAATGAACCAGCGGTACAAATTCGTTGCGCAAAATCCCGGCGGTAGAAAAGCAGGCTTTAGGGTTCAGGCGTTGGCGTCTCCGTCCCCAAACTGCTCATTTAGGAATTACGCTGTTGAATATCTGAAAGCAAAGCAGGCGAAAGATACAGGCGACGATGCTCCGTTGCGTCACTTTAGAATCCACTGGGAAGCGAAGCCTTACAAGGCCAAGGCTAAACGTTTTCAGGAATCGGTTATTGTCGAGCGGTGCAGTGATTTGCCGATGGGTAAATTCCCTGACTGGGTTGACCGGATCACCTGCGGAATGGACGTACAGCAAGACGCCGTTTACTATATTGTAGTTGGATGGGGAACGGGAAGGAAACGCCCTCACGTTGGATTGTGGGGCAGGGCTGACCTGCCTATTGGAGTTGATCAAACGGAAATCACTAGGGTTGCCAATATGCGGTTCGGCGGGTTGCCGATTTCCGCAACGTTCATTGATAGTTCTGACGGTAACACGATGGTTGATGTTTACAACTGGACGAACAAGTTTAGCGGTTTGGCTGTTCACCCGATCAAGGGGCGAAGCACAACGTCATCGGCTGGCAAGTGGCTGACACGTTCAAAGGGACGAGAACACCGCGATAAACTTTTTATTATCAACACAATTTCAACTAAAGATTTTTGGTCGTCCTTGATGTCACGAGACGCGAGCGATCAGGCGAGAGCGCCTGTGAGTTTTGCGATTGATGCAATGGATGATAAGAACTTTCAACGCCAGATGGTATCCGAAGAGAAAACAGAGAACGGCACTTGGTCTGTTCGCACCGGATACAAAAACAATCACTGGTTTGACTGTACAATTTACGCAACGGCGGCGGCTGTTGCGTGCGGGATTATCGGGAGAACTAAGCAGCGGAAGGTGAATGTAGTGGTAAAGAATGGCTGACTGACAAATGATCAAAGCGACACGAACAGACGACAACGCATTCCAGATAAACTTGGACGCGCGAGGGTGTAAGAAGTCGTGGGAACAATTGGTGTTCCTTCGGAGTGATGCGCACCACGACAACGCGCATTGCAGGGAAGGATTGGAACGCGAGCACCTTGAGGAAGCGAAGCGCCGCAACGCGATTGTTCTGGATGGTGGGGATCTGTTCTGTGCAATGCAGGGCCGGCATGATCCACGGCGAAGCAACGAAGCAATCAAGAATAAGTTCCAAGGCAAGTCGAACTTCTTTGATTTGATTGTTGATGATGCGGCCGAGTTCTACGCGCCATATGCTGACCGCATGTTGGTTTTTGCAAACGGTAACCACGAGACATCTGTTTTGAAAAACGGCGGAATTGATCTCACGGACAACCTGTGCCAGCGCTTGAATTTGGAGCACGGCGGGAACTGTCACGCTGGTAAATATTCTAATTACATTCGGTTTAATATTCGTTTCAGTAAGACGCAAACCAAGAATGTGACTCTTTACCACAACCACGGTCACGGCGGCGGTGGTGTTGTTACTGATGGTGTTATTCAGTTCAAGCGATTGGTGGCCTCGCACGATGCGGATATTTATTGGATGGGTCATATCCACAAAATGAACAGCAGCACGCATGTTCTGGACTACCTGGACGCCGGCGGAAGGATCGCGCAAAAGCGCCGGTCGTTTGTGCGCACATCAACGTACAAAGACGAGCATGGTAACGGCATTGGTGGTTGGTCAGTTGAAAAAGGAATGGGGCCGGTTCCGTTGGGCGGTACTTGGCTAAGGTTTACAGTTCGCAACAATCAGGTTAGATGGACAGTAACAGAAACAGGGGACTTGTAAAATGGCAAAACGAAAAGCAGTAAAGCCGATGATAATAGAACAGCCAGAACCAACGCCGGAGAAGTACGCCGAGCCTGTTGTCGTTCCGTATTACAGGGCGAAGCAGTGCCCTAAATGCAAAACATGGAAAACGGTACTAACAAAAACAGAGGGCAAACTGCAAACGCGCCGTTGCAAATGCTGCGCTTATCAATACAAAAACCCAATCCCAAAAACCGGATAGATTCGCACCGCCTGACGGTTGTATTCCGAGCCATGTTCCATGTATATAATGGGGCATGGCTGAACTCACAGAAGCAGAACAACAAGCATTTGAAAACGCGCTCGAATTCCAGAGCATGACCGTATCTCCAAACTCGCGGTCAAAAACCAATCTCAGTCCTAAAGAAATTGTCGAGGCGGTGCAGATGAAGCAGCGCCTTAGCAAACCATCACACCGAAAGAAATTCCGTATTGTTTAGCAAACTGCGACAGCGCATTGCATCAATGATTAGTCCTTCGCGTGGGTATCAGGTGGCCAAGTATGGCAACACTACTCACAAGCAGCACATTCGCGCTCGCCGTGAAACGCACGGGCAACTGTGGACTCGTGACGCGCCAACGCTGGCTAAACTCTGCCGCGATTCGTACATCCATGAGCCTGTTGTTATGCGGATGGTTGACTATCGCGCCAACCGTGTTGTTGGACGATTCGGGCCAAGAGCGCAATTGAACACTGGCAGCAAACAACTCGATTCACAGATCGAAGCCGCATGGAATCCCTTTACTCAAACGATGGGCAACACTGGTATGACATGGGGCGAGTTTACCCGTGTTCTGAGCAATGAGAAATTGATTGCTGGTGAATCGTTTGTTGTGAGTTCGATTGATTCAAAATCAAAAAATATTCAGTTTCAAATTTTTGAAACCGAGCAGTTAGACGATTCGGTTGAATACCAAAAAAGCGAAGCGGGAGGCTATTATGCGCGTGGCATTCTGTATGATACCCTAAACAAACCGGTGCAATATTCATTCCGCTCAGTTTATCCCGGAACCCGTGGATACTCTTCCGCTTTTGGTGAGAATTCCCAGAAGTTTCCCGCAAAAAATGTGTGCCATTATTATGACCGCGAACGGCCAACGCAGTTTCGTGGAATTAGTAAATTGGCAACGCTAATTCAAAGTCTGTTCCTTATCAACGACATTGATATTGCAGAGCTTGAGGTCAAGCGACTTGAAAGCCGTTGGGGTGTTTACCTCAAAGGTGAGGGTGACGCAGAGGCGCTTATTGATGGCCTAGAAGACACCGACGCCAACGGCAACAACACGAACACAAGTGACTATGAATTTGACGTTGCAAGCGGCGCTGTGAACTCCGGCAATTTCGATGTTCAGACCATCGACCCGAGACGACCCGGTTCAAGCTACATTGAATTTACTCGCAACATTACGAAACGTTGCGCTGCTGCTTTCGCTGTTCCTTACAGTGCAGCAAGTGGAGACACTTCACAGTCGAATTACTCCTCAGAACGCGCGGCATCGATGCATTGTAAACCGGTGTGGGATGCGGATAGAAAAAGTTTTGCCAAGTGTGTTGCGACGTTTGTTTTTGAGAAGTGGTTGCAGGTGGAAAGCCTGAAGCCAACGAGCAAAATCAGGCTAGGCAATCGCACGGCTGGCGACATTGCGCAAATGGTTACATGGCAGTTTGACGGTTACGAGTGGGTTGATCCTAAAGCCGAAGGCCAGGCGTTGATGGACAAGTTGACGATGGGCGTTTTGACGTACTCGGACGCTTGCATGGCTGTTGGTTCTGACCCTGATATTCAGCGCAAGCAAATCGCAAAAGATATTGATGAGTTTGAAAGTCTGGGATTCATGCCGGACTACTACAAACTAATGCAGGGCAGTTCTGCTGCCGTTGAAGCACCTAGCCTTGAGGAGGTAGAGGATGACGGAAACGATTCAGCGCAGGGATAGTGCAGCAATAGCTATTCGCGCGAAAACATTGGACGAAACCAACCGAACAGTTGATGCGGTTATCAGTACAGATCAACCCGTTGAAATGTGGGATTATCGTACCGATGATGTTGTAAACGAGATTCTACCACCTGCCGCAATGGTTGTTCGTGGTGGTGGTGATTCTGTGCCGTTGCTCGATGCTCATAGTCGTAACGAGTCTGACGATATTGTTGGTCGTGTTACTGATTTGAGGGCTGAGGGTTCTTTGCTTATCGCAACCTTGCGGTTTGATGATGACGAGAAAAGCCAACGCATTTTCAAAAAAGTAAAATCTGGTTCACTGACAGATATCTCAATCGGTTATTCAGTCAAAGAGTCTCGTTATTTAGAAGACGGCGATACGGTTATTATAGACGGGCGCTCATATGTTGGCCCTGCAAAAGTAGCCACGCGCTACGAATTACAAGAGGCTTCCACCGTCCCGATTGGCGCTGATCATCAGGCCAAAATTCGGGAGTTGAAAGATAAATCCGGCAATTCAGCCGGAGCCAAACCCAAAACAGAGGAGGGGCAATCCATGACGGAAAACCCTAAAGCTCCGGTTGTAGATACACCGGAGAAAAAAGCGCCTGTTGCGCCTGCGTTCGATGAACGTAAGGCACAGGCCGAAGCTGACAAGCGAGCGTTGGAGCAATACCAAGCTCTTCGTTCTATTGCCAAAGAAGCTGAAATCGACAGCGATAAAGTCGATGAGTTTTTCAAAGATGGCAAAACTGCCGATGAGTTCCGCGCGTTTGCGTTGGATGAATTGGTCAAGCGCAGCAAGCCTGCAATTAGTGACCCTGATGGTGTGAAAATCGAACAATCAACAGACCAACGCGACAAAAAACGCGCTGCTCTTACTGACGGTTTGCTTCTTCGCGCTGGCACTAAAATCGACAAGCCCGCCGAAGGTGCAAACGACTTCCGTAGTCATTCGCTTTTGGATATGGCCCGAACCTGTCTTGAAGAATCAGGCGTAAATCATAGCGACGTTTCTCGTATGTCACGCGACGAAGTTTTTAAGCGTGCATTGAATAACCGCAACCGTGATACGCTGGCATCAAGCCAAGGCCGCGCGTTCAATCATTCAACCAGTGATTTCCCTCTCATCCTTGCCGATGCGATGAACAAGAATTTGCAAAACGGATACACTCTCGCTAATACAACTTGGCAAGAATTCTGTTCCGTTGGTTCTGTTTCGGATTTCAAAAACAAAAAAGTTCTCAAGCTATCTGATGGCAAAGTGCCTGAAAAGATTCTTGAAAACGGCGAGATCCCCGAGAGCAATTACTCAGAGGATCAGGAGCAATATCGGGCTTACACATATGGCCAGATCATCAGCATCACTCGTGAAACATTGATCAATGATGACCTGTCCGCGTTCTCTCGCATTCCTTCTTCAATCGCTGCTCAGTTCGCGCGTTTGGTTGAGATGAAAGTTTATTCGCTTCTTCTCGCTAACTCGCTCGGTGGTTCAACAATGGCTGACGGTGTAAACCTTTTCCATGCTGACCACAACAACCTGACCGGCACTGGTACTGCGGTATCTGTTGCGGCTCTTCAGGTGGCAAACGCACTCATGGCAAAACAGACCGGCCCTAACGGTTCGCTTCTGAACATTCGCCCTGAGTCGCTTATTTGCGGCCCTGAAATCGCGGGCACTGTTGCGCAGGTTATCAACTCGACTGTTGATCCATCAAAATCAAACAGCGCAGTCAACCCATACGCTAACAGCCTAAAGGTGATCTCTTCACCTTACCTGACAACTGCATTCACGTTTGACGGTACGATCTACAACCCTGCAACCACTGATACAAATCACTGGTATCTTGCGGGCAACCCTAACCAAATCGACACCATCGAGGTATCATTCCTGAACGGCGTCAATGCTCCAAGCATTGAAGAGGAAGAAGGATTTGAAACACTCGGCATGAAGCTTAGAGCTTACATGGACTTTGGTGCTGCACCTATCGACCATCGCGGACTTTACCGCAACGCAGGAGCATAACTCATGGCAACATCATTCATCAAATCAGGTGACACAATCAACTGGACAAACGGCGGCTCTGCCGTCGTGTCTGGCGCCGTGGTTGCTGTTGGTGAGATCGGTCTTGGCATTGCCACGGTTGATATTGCTGGCGGTGCTACTGGTGTGGTTTCCCTTTGCGGTGTTTACGAACTCGCAAAAGCAACCGGCGTAACTGCTGCGCAAGGCGCGGCTCTTTACTGGAACGCTTCAACTGGCCTAACAGCCACGAACACAGACGCATTTATCGGCTTCGCTGATTCTGCTCTTGTGTCTGGGCCTTTGGTTGGTCGTGTTCGACTTGCTGAAAAATCAGCGTCTCCAACCTTCCGAGGCGCTCCAGAATAATGAGCTGGTCAACTTCTTCCGCACAGGTTACGGCTAGTGCGTTTTCTTCTCAGTTACGAGACGATACGGAGGTGATCAACATATCTTATAGTGGCGGGGGCAGTGATTCTGCTGTTCCCGTTATTATATTCGACGAGCAAACAAACCGCGAATACGGCGAGAGTATTGATGCCATGAACACGGTCACGGTGTTGGTTCAAAAATCCGAGCTTTCAGCAACCCCAAAAACAAACGACACATACACATGCAACGGCTCAGGCTTCCTTGTCGAGAATGTATTAGAAGACATCAATACATATACACTAGAAGCAAGAATGACCCGTAAACAAAAACACAATAAAGATTTAATCACATGACCATTGCGAGCAAAGCAAAAGAGATACTTTTGGCAACTGCAAAATGGCAAACGCTCGCAAGCGATTGGTCAACGTTATCCGATTCGGTTAGCAGCACAGAGATTACGCTGGATGAATTGCCAGTATGCCTAGTGCGCACGAATCGAAAAACATCATCAGCAGGGGCCAACGCATTCCTGCCCAATGGCGAATTTTCTTACACGCTTTTTTTGGAAGACCCCGCAACAGGGGATATTGACGCGAGGAGTGATGCGGTCGCAACCGACGCTCAAACAATACTCGCACAAATTGAAGCACTCGCGGGGACGGCGCAGTATTTGATTATCCGCAGTATGGACGCTTCCGAACCAATGTATTGCGATGATGCAACCGAAACTGACGCAGGTGAAAAATACTGGCAGATTGAAATCACTGGCGAGTGGGGGATGGAGTTCTAACGGTGCTAAAAACTGAGATCGAGATTCCTGATATGGATGCGGTCAAAGATGTTGCTATCAACCGAGCGAGAAAACAGGCGCTTGAAAAAATGATGCAACTGCACGCAAAGGCGCTCAAAAACAGAACTAGAACGCGCGGTGTTTGGCAGTCGGTCAAAGGCTTCAAGCGAAGAACAAGAGACTATGAAAAACGCAAAGGCAAAGTCAGGGCGGGAACGTCAGGACAGCCTCACAGGTTTTTCGGGGATACTGAAAAACGTATCAGGGCAGCGCCTGTTATTTCCAAATCCAAGCAAGCGTTTATCAATATCACGGGCCTAAATGTAGGATACAGAAGAAGACCAAAACCGCGACACCCCAACATGTCGGCAGAGCTTCAAGCCATGACTCCAAAAGAACAAAAACAATACGCTGAATTATACCAAAAAGAACTTGTTGATATTATCAACAACGACCCCAAAGCCCGCAAAAAAAAGAGGATCAAATCATGAGCAATTTATACAGAGCGCACGTTATGAGTTTAAACAGCACGGTTGTTGCTGGTTTAGTCACGCAGGATTTAGCGCGTAATATTGTTATCAGTTCACCGCTAACTGATGGCAGCGTTCACCCCAAAAACACGGCGATTCTTTCCAGTTCGCCACAACACACGATCACGTCACTGGACATTGACACGATGATAACACTTTGCGGATCAGGTGGGGGCGCTATTGCTGGCGTTTGCAACTGGTACGATGCGAAGATTGCCGCCACTGGGGGAGCAAAAACGGCGGGTAGCACTCACACAAAAGGTAACTACGCTACTGGATACATCAAGCCCGACTCGCTAACAGTAGGCGCACAAACTGTGGCGCAAATGTCCGCAACGCTCATGGGCCTTGGTACTTCCGAGCCTGTAACGATTACGGCTGATTCAGCGTTGGCAGGAACAGACGGAACGCCGAAGCAATACGGCATGGGGCCGCTTGCAATCAACGGCACAACCTACACTCAAATCACTGATGTTAATATCAACTTTGGAGTGACGGAAACAACCGATGTTTCAGACGGTAACATCGGGCCGCGCGATGCCAAAACCCAATCGGCAAAAGTGGTTGTTACAATTACAACTACCGACATGGACGCATTGCAGGACGCAGTTGATGGCGGTATTGCGCTTGATGGGTCTGACGGTTTTGTTTTGTATTTGCGCCAACGAAGTCAGGACGGCACAGCGTATTTGACCGGAACCAATCATATCAAGATTGAAATTCTGGACGGCATTATTGTACCTGAATCTAACTCAGGCAACGAGGCCAAAACATCAACGTTCCGTATCGAAGGCCGCTACGAATCTCAAAATCCAGTCGTATTGACTTCTGGTGAGGCGTTACCATCATGAGTGGATTCCTCTATTGGGTAAAGGACGGCGGGCTAACCGCAACGCAAGATAAAATCTTGGCTGACTTATGCCCAAAGGGGAAATCTTTTGTGCAGAGCGAAGGGCCAACGGGTGAGGGCGGGCGTTTGTACTGGAACGCTGGCACAGTGCCGCGTTATTATCAATCGTTTGACCCGCAAAAACAAGAATGGACGGAAGCGTTCAACGGGGTCTATTGCGGTGTGTGGTTGGAGAAGTTGCCAACCCCAAAGGATTTAGTCCGTCCCCCTAGTGATAAGAAAAAGTGCCCTAGAACCTATGTGTTGAACCTGGACGGATTCGACGAACCGTGGGAGGTTCCGCACGTGTTCCGGCAAGACGGCGAATGCCTGTTGAAAACAGCATTGTCTTATGTTGAGAACGGCGAATCAATCCACGTTGAGCCTAAAGTGTTGAAAGAACACCAAGGATTGAATGATCGCGTCGAGGCAATGCGGGACTTGGTTATTTGGCCCATGGTAAACGGCGAAAAGCCTGACCCTGAGACTGAAAAAGATATTGTATTATTGGCGGTGGATTTGTTGAACCATCAATATGCAATCAACATTCAGGGCGTTACTCTGTTGGAAATGTTGCAGGGTGAAAACGTGGGTCTTATTATCGGAGCGGCAACGGGTGTGGCGGATATTCTGCTAGGCGGTTTAGGTCATAAGCCAGAGGTTGTTGATGGCTGACAATCAATCAGTAAAGATCAAAGCAACGGCGGACACATCAAA